CAGCATCAGCGAGTTTGTTTAAAAACAAATCGTATATGTATGGATTAGTTCTGTTTTTAACGATAACCTTAATGTATGAGTCTTTAATATTAGTCAAATCTAAATGAGCAATATCCTCAATAGTCATGTCAGCATCGTCGTAATCAATTTTATGGTAAATGCAGAAAGGGTTTAAAATCCATTCCAACTCACGAGTTTCAGTATCTAAAATACGAAAGCCACGTTTACCTTGATAATCAGACCAAGTCATTTCATATGGAGCACCAAGATAATTAATGTTACCATATTCAGATGGATGGTGGAAATGGCCAGAATAAACCTGTTCATAACTACCAAACAATTCTTTAGTTAGACCATGGTCACAGATCGCACCCTTCAGCATTTCAAAACCAATAATATCAAAGTGACCCATACATATATGAGCATTTGATTTACGAATGGCTTCCAAACATACCTCAGAATTTGTTTTTGTAATCCATGGTACCATTATAACATTAGTTGATCCAAATGTCAACTCAACAGGTGCATCACGATATATATTGAAATTTGTATACTCTTGGAGCAACAAGTTCATTGAGTTGACTTCATTTGTATTTGTATAATAAACGGAGTGATTACCTACGACTGCATGGTATTCAATATCACGTTTTTGTAGTTCATCAAAGAAAAACTTCTTAGCTCTATCAAGTGTAACATAGTTGATGTATTTACGACGGTCAAAGGTATCACCTAAATCCAGTACTGTTTTAATATTATGCTCATCCAAATGTGGAAAAAACACTTCATTAAAAAACTTTTCTTGGTGGTCTAAGAATACTTTAGAGTCGCCACGCACCCCAAGATGCATGTCTGTAATTATAGCAACTTTCACTCTTTGGAATCCTCTTCCTTTTCAGCCGCTTCAATCGACTCTTTCTTTTTTGCTTTATCTCTAGCAATCTTATCCTCATAATCTTGTACAAACGAATTTATATAATCAACATTAGTGTTAAGGTTTAGATTTATGTCTTCGCCACCAGTATAAGTACCACCAGTAGGAACCAAAACTTGAGATGATTTAAAACGAATATACATTTGCTTTTTCTCTTTTTGAATACGACGTAGGAATGCGTACCAAATAATTTGAGTAAAATATGCAAATGGATTAGATGATTTCTCTGAGTTAAAATTACTCATATATGATAGACAATTTTCAATACCATCTGAAATCATATCCTCTTTGTAAGAGTATCCACTGAAGTTTGGTTTTGTTGCGAGTCTAGTCGCAATTTGATAGATGCACTTACCGATGTAGTCCGGACATCTTGGTTTCTCGTCACCAGCATCTTCTGCCTCGGTACACGCTTTTTTGTACGCTATTAATGCTTCTAAAAAGTCTTTATTATTAACGTAATTTTTCTTAGCTCTTTTTGCCATATGGTCAGCCAGCCTCCTGTTTTAAATTTGGAATTCTAATATTTCTATTGGATTCTATATAATAATAACATAATAATCAAAGATTGTCAACTAGTTTTATTTTCACCTTCCGTGCATTTTTTAGTTGACAAGGTATTTAGGGTATGGTATAATAGATTTATCTACTATAAAATAATACTATATGTTTACTGTGTATATCTTAACTGAAAATTGTTCAGATCCGTAAATTTCTATTCGTTTTCTAAAATGTTGTAATGTATAATTCTGGTAGGCGCCAACACTCAAATCATCAGCAATATCGTAAAGCGTAGCTTTATCGGCATCGTTGCCCTTCCTTAGGGCACGACCGATTGATTGAAGTACCTTAACTTCTGATTTAGATCCAGATGCGAATATAACATTATCGAGTTTCTTTAAATTAATTCCAGTTGAGAACGTACCAAATGATGCAAGAATGTCATGTTGTTTAATAGGATCATTTTCAATCATATGTCTGATTCTTTCACGTTCTTCACCTTTGGTAGCGCCATATATAAAATGTAATTGTCTACCATCTTTTCTTAACATCGGTTCTAATAATTTACCATGTTTCTCAACTAAATCAAATAAAACCAAATTATTCTGACCTTCGAGTGACCACAATAAATTTCTTATGAATACATTACGTTTATTATTATTCGTTATATATTCTCTTTCAGCTGGGTATTTTTGACTGGTATTCTGTACTTTGCCTATCGCCTTTTTAAACGCTTTTCTGTTTTCAATACTATGAGATAATACAATTGCCTTTATATTAAAGTCAGCAATAGTACCAGCATCCATAAGATCCTTAGTAGAAACGTGCTTACGAACAGAACCAAAACAACCCTCCAGTACAAGCCTATGAGTTTTGCTCTCTTCTGATTTTAACGTACCGGTAAATCCGTGTCGATAATAACATTCATCGAGTCCTTCCATAATTTTCTGTAATGATTTTGCTTGGAATAAATGAGCTTCATCACCAAGCACTACTTTAAATTGGCTAAACCAATCTTTCTTTAATTTAATAAGAGATTGCCAAGTTGATACAACAATTGGTGCATCTGTATTTTTATCAATACCACCTTGGATTTTATATATGTGAGATGGATCGCAACCATAATCAACAAAGTCACCAGCCATCTGATGTACCAATGAAATTGTTGGAACGATAATAAGAGTACGATGCTCGAATGCTCTATAATAATGTTGTTGAATTAAATAAATGATTAACGATTTACCAGATGATGTTGGCGATAAAGATAATGAACGACTATCTCGTATAGCGTCTACAATATATTTGTTCTGATAATCACGAGGTTCAAACTTACAATTAACTTCTCTAGCCATCTCATAGCCATAATCGTCAGGAACTTTTTCGCCATTCATTAAATGGTCTGGTGCGTTTAATTCATATCCACGGTCTTCGCAAAATTTACGAAGTTTACTAAACAATCCAACATACAAAACGGATTTCATAGGATGAAAAATACGTATCCACCCGTCCCAAACTCTATTTTTGTAACTTGGGTTAAATTGATAGCCAGCTGGTTGGAATTTAAAATATGCCTCGAGCTCAAACTTTACGCTTGACTCTGTATTAATCTTTAAATATACTGCGTTGATTTGTTCAACATTAATTATATCTGGCATAATATCACCTTCTCATTATATATGTACTATTTATAATGAACGCGCTAGTAATCCCCAGCCTGAAACTTCATCACTGCTATGATGTTATTAATAATGAAGTTACGACTGTGGATTGTTTTAACAATATCTTCAAGGTAATTTGCTCTGCAGCTATGATAATCAATCTTTAAACTTAGTTTGATAATATCAGGATCAGCTTGAATATATTGGTTAATGTCTTGGCGAATAACTTTTTTCTGATAAGGTTTCCATCCAAACTCACGCAAATCCTCTTCGGCCATAGATCCATCAATCCATTCACGTTTATTTAATTCAAGTATTTTATAATCGTATCGAAGCTTCTTAACCTTAAGCGCTTCTTTATAATACATGTTATAATATTTTGAATGAAGTTGTGGTATCTTTTTTGCTTCTTGTGCTAATTGAGTTTCATCAATTTTAGAATCAGCAGCCCAAATTTCACTAATATCGTCAGTACTCATGTTAACCTCTCATTGTGCATATAATACTATTGTATCACACTTATAATGGATTGTCAACCAATTTTTGTATGGGTAAACCTGTCATATCTGAATACCATTGATGCTTCTGGGTATACAATGTCTTGCTGAGTTACGTCTAAAGTAATCTGACTTAATGATACTGGAAAACAATTTAAGAATGTAAATGCTATGTTTGGATTTTTATTGCTATTTAATATAGTAATAGAAATATCAGAAACAATACCATCGTCTGTTTTCTCTAATCTGCCAAACTGAGCAAGTTCTACTGGTGAAGTGATAGCCTCAAGCCAGTCTAAACATTCAAAATAATTGGCCATGTTTTCGTCAACAATAAAACTCAAATCTAATTCTTGGTATAATAACTTGTCAGGCGTATTATATAGAGTACTTAGTGGGTTTGGTGTTTCAACGGCACCGGCGCTTACTCCAGGAACTTGCATCCTTTGAGTATAAAATTCTACGTTTGGTAATCGCTTTACATTGACTGTAAAACCGATAGGAGACAAAAAATTTGTGTTCATTATGCATTTTCCTATTTACATCTGCTCAAAACTGTGATATTATTTATTTAAATTAGGTTTACTGATTCTAAATAAATAGTATTCCTTATTATAAATGACTATATAATGGAGCTTTAAATGAGTAACGACTTTAGAATTTTAACAGCACGTCAACACGTTAGAGAAAGAATCGGTATGTACCTCGGTTCAAGTTCTCAGGAATCAGTTGAACGTTTTGTAAAAGGTGAATGGAAAACATCTAAGTATGTTCCTGCACTTTCCAAGATGATTGACGAAATACTTGATAACTCGATTGACGAAGCTATTCGTACTAATTTCAAACATGCAAATAAAATTGATGTATCTATTAATATGGATATGGTAACAGTTACTGACAATGGTCGTGGTATTCCACAAGATAAAATATATGACGAAACCAGTAAAGAACAAATCCTTCGCCCTGTGGCTGCTTGGACTCGAGTAAATGCTGGTACATCTTTTGATGATGAACGAGTAACAATTGGTACTAACGGGGTTGGATCAGCCGCAACTAATTTTCTTTCATCAAAATTTACTGGTAAAACGTGGTCAAATGGTAATCAAATTATGGTTACATGTAAAAACGGTGGCGAGGATGTTAAAGTTACTACACGAGAAAAGAATGGCTCTGGTAGTGAGGTATCATTTGTAGCAGACTTTGATTGTTTTGAAACTGATTGTCTTGCCAACCTAGATACGATTGAATTACTAGAAGATCGTTTAATGAGTTTACAAATGGCTTTTCCTGAAATCAGGTTCTCTTTTAATAAGAAAAAGATTTCAGTATCTGATATGAAAAAGTATTCAGCATTATTTAATCCAAATGTAGTAATAGAAAAAACTGAAAATGTTTCATTCTTTTTTACAACATCAGAAGATGGTTTTAGAACAAACTCATTTGTTAATGGTGTAAATACTCGCATGGGTGGTACATATGTTGATTATGTAGTAAACGGTATTGTTGATGAATTGGTAACAATGGTCAAACGTAAATATAAAGTTGAAGTTGCTAAGAATACTATTAAAGGTGGATTAACCTTTGTATTATTTGCTCGTAACTTCGTTAATCCAAAGTTTGACTCACAAACTAAAGAACGTTTAACAAATCCAATGACCAATGTTCGTGAGCATTTTCAAGCTGCGGATTGTAAAGACTTTCAATTTTATGCTCGTAAGATTATTAATAACCCAGAAATTATTGATCCAATCATTGAGGCTCAGTTGGCTAAGAAAATTGCAGCCGATAAGAGAGCAGCCACAATGGCTCAGAAAAAACTTCAACGAGTTAAGGTTGCTAAACATATTTCAGCAAATCGAAACGATGCCACATTGAAAATCGTTGAAGGTGATTCGGCGATGGGTTTCTTATTGAAAGTAAGAGATGCTAATAAGGTTGGTGCATATCCTTTACGAGGTGTTATTATGAATACATGGGATATGAAACCTGCTGATGTACTTAAGAATAAAGAGTTATCAGAATTGGTTAATGTTCTTGGATTAAATATTAACGATCCAAATAGTATTGATGATATGACTTATCAGCATATTGCCACACTGACAGATGCTGACCACGATGGTATTGGTCATATTAGTCCATTACTTATTGCTTTCTTCTATAAGTTTTGGCCACGTCTATTAAC